GTTATTTTAAATTATAGTTAAATATAATAAAAAAAAGCTACCTATTACAGTAGCTTCTAATTATTTGAGCACTTACGCTAAGATAACTCGGCTGGCTCTTAGTATGTTTTTATTTTAACTTTTTTAAATAACTAAAAACCTCTTTTCTTCTTTTATTAGATAGTGAAATGCAATTTCTATTTAAACAAACTAACCAATCAAATAAATCTTGGTTATTAAATATAACTTTTCCTTGTTCGCATTCAATATGTATTTTACCATCTTGAGGATATAAATCTTGTATTTGGTCTACATAAATAAATTTTTTTTTCATTGTTTTGGTTTTAATTAATTACAATGCTAATATATAAATATATTTATAAACTACAAAACTTTTTTAAACTTTTTTTTATTTTTCTTATATATCTTATCTTTTCTTATCTTATCTAAATGCTTGAGGGTGGCTTAAGCGTGGCTATAATTAAAACAATTTATATTCTGTTTCTTTTATTCTTTGTTCAGCTATGTTAAAATAGTTAGGGTCTTTCTCTATTCCTATAAAATTTCTGTTAGTATTTTTACAAGCTATACCAGTTGAGCCACTACCCATTGTCAAATCAACAACTAAATCATTTTCATTGCTAAAAGTCTTTATCAAATCCTCTAATAATAAAACAGGTTTTTGTGTTGGATGGTGTCCGTCATAATCTTTTTTGTATTTTAAAATATTGCTTTTGTATTTGTTACCTTCCCATAGATTAAAGGTGCTTGGGTATTTTAAAGATTCTTTATTTATATATATTTCTCTTAATAAATCGCTTTCTTTTTTTAATTCCTCGTAAGGCTTTAAGCATATACCTATTTTTTGCAATGCTTCGTATTTTTTTTTAGTTGGGAAAGTCCATCCTTTTTTATAGCTTGTTAAAATATTGGATGCCATTCCACCGCCATTAGAAGCACTATTAAAACAACCTTCATTTATTTGTTTATAACTTAATTTAGTTTTAAGTCTTTCGTTTAAAAAGTAATCTCTTATCTTATTTTCAGAATCAATATCGTTTTTAGGGTTTCTTTTACTGAAAACCAAAACGTCTTCAATATAACTTACGGGTGCTTTATTAGCTACTAAACAATTAGCAAAGTGCATTTTATCCCAATACATATTGTAACAATGTGGTAAATTTGGTGTTGCTTTGCTTATTAATTCAGTTGTAAATGGTTGGTTTGCAGTCAATACCATTTTACCGTTTTTTCTTAAAATACGGTTTGCAATCTGCATTATTTTATTGGTGTCTATTACATTATCCCAATCTGCATTACTTAGGTGTTTGTATTTCTCCATATCCCCACCCATACCTTTAACCGTACCATAAGGCAAATCAGTCAATATTAAATCAACACTACCGCTTTCTATTTTATCACTTTCTACTAAGCAATCGCCTTTGTATAATTTCATAATATTCAATAAATGTGATATTCTCCTAAACTTGGATTCTGTAATTGATAGCTAACTGCATACCTCAGCGCATCAATAGCGTGATTAAAGTTATCTACTGGTGTTTGACTTTTCTTTTCTAACCAACAATAGTTATTTAACTCTTTAATTAATTCTGTGCTATCTTCAGTAATTACTAAATCATAATCTTGTAGTAAACTAATACCAAATGTTATTGAACCTTGACCTTTGATAGCTGGAACAACGTTACAATCTCTACTTAGTTCTGTTATTAATCTTGGCTCTGCTGAATCACCTACTATTAAATTATCTGCTGCAAACTTCTTATTAAGTTGTAATATCTCGCTTGTAGTTAATTTAGTTTGGTAGAAGCATAGTTGTATATAGATAATTTTATTTTCTTTGTCTATGCTTGTTTTAACTAATGTTGAGGGGTCATTACTAAAACCATAATCTTGGCCATAAACAACTTTACCTACTTGCTGAAACTCTCCAATACTCCAATCAGTAAATATAACACCTTCAGCTTTATCAAGCCAAGCACCTTCAATAGTATGCTTGTATCTATTAGGCCTTCTAACCTTCATTGTTTCAATCTGCTTAATATAGCTTTCTGAAAGGTTATCTAAGTTATCTAAATATGTAGTGTGTATATAGGTAGTATCTTCTTTAGTTATATTACTACCAGCAGCAACTCCTCTATCTTCAAACCAACGCTTATAAATGAAATGTTCTTTTGTTGTTGGATTTAATATTAATATAACTCTATTCTCTTGTATTTTATTTCTTACAGATAAATTAATTTTATCAAATATATCTTCGTCATTAAGTTCTTCTGCCTCATCCATTACCCAAGTAGTAATACCAGTTAATGATTTAAGATTTGCTGTTTGGTCGCCTGAGCTGGTTTTAATACCTCTAAATATTATCTTGCTACCATTGCCTGTATTTATTATTTCGTCCTTTGTTATTTTAAACTGGTCAATAACTCCAAGTAGTTCTAACTTTTCTATGAACTCAGGGATGATACTAATGCTGGCTGCTCTTAGTGTGTAACGTGTAAATAATATAGTATGTCCAGCTTGATAGGTTAATAGTAACAGTACAGAGTTAACAGCAAATGATTTGCCTGAACCACGACCACCAGTTACAATAAAGTACCTTGCAAATGATTCATCTAAAACTAAATACTTTTTATTGAGCTTTAATCCGTGCAATGATATTTCTAAAATCGTGGTTTACTTCTTCTGAGGTGTGTATATCAACAGAATCTTTTTGTTTGCCATAGATACTATCTAATACCATATTAAGAGCTTGATGGTCACCTTTTTCAATAACCTTTTCTATAACAGCCATAGCCATACGATATTCATTAGTCATCCAAACTTCTTCACCAGTAACAGGATTAATACCTTTTGTTCTAAGCTCTGCTATTTCTTTTAAAATTGTGCTTCTGTTCTTACTACCTTTTGGCCTACCTTTAGGATTTCCTGACTGTCCTTTTTTGAATGGTATTAAATCTGCTTTGCTCATTTTTCTGTTCTGTATTTGTTCTGTACTTATTTAAAAATACAATTAGCTTTCTTTCAATTGCTTTTACTTTCTCTTTCGTATTCATATTCATTATATAATCTCTTCATAGTATCAACTAAACCTTTAACACAAGAACCGCAGCTGGATGCTTTTTTGTTGGTGTTAAATACTCTATTGTGTATTGTTAATAGTTTTTTTTGTTCTATGTTGTTTACTATGTTTTTATTAATGCTAAAGAATCCTTTTAGATATATATATTCTTCTTCGTTTAAACATTCTACTTTGTAAGGAAATAATTTATTTAACTTTTCTTTTCTTGCATCACATCCACAGTCTTTACCTAACTTATCAAATATCCAATCAGTAGCTTGTTTTATACCTGTAGCTTTTGTTATCTTTTCTACTGTATCGCCTAACCCTTTACTCATCACTAATTTTTTTTTTAATTTCTTTTATACAATTGTTTATTGTTCGCCATACAACTACGTGTGATATATTAGTTGCTGCAGATAGTTTTCTAATGCTGTGGAATTTCTTTCTATATAAGTTAAATAATTTTCTATCAAACCAGTAGAATTCATTTACTATATCATCAACTACTTTTTCTATATCTACATACTTTGTATTGTCTGCTTCTATAATGTTTTTTAGGTCTTTATCAATTAATAAATCTTTGTCAACTCTTATAGTATCAATGAATATATTGTGCATCATCTTATATATAAACGCTTTATTTAAAGAATCGTTATATAGAATATCATTAATTTTTACTTTTTTACTATCAATTTTGCTATGTAAAGCAATATAAAAGTCGTGTAATAAATCTTTTGCTGGTATTTTACTGTTGCTACTTATTTCTTCGGCCATAGATAGCCAAGTATCTTCATCTCTAACTAAGATGTGTAATATATTATTTACTTCTGTACTCATCTAATTCAAGAAGTATATTTACAAAATCATCGTATTTTAAAGCAATGTAATCATTTTCAAAGTTCTTAGTAAATACTACCACTGGTGTTTTTAGTGTACCACGTGCATCACCTTCACTTTGTTCTAATGCTTTCCAGATATTAAGTTTCTCTTGGTTTTTACATTCCCAGCTATATTCAGATAGTATTCCACTTGTGGTTAAAATATCACCTTTAAAGCT